ACAAGCTCACCCACCTCATTGTAGAACGGTATGACGAGTCTGGCTTCCTTATGTCCGGTTCTGTCAAAATCGGCCATGATCTTACTGAAATCAGGGCTGTAATAAAAGTTGCTATACTTTTCTTTCGGAATTTGTCTAGACTGAACATATTTTATCGCCTTATGATCTGCATTGAGTAAGTCAAGCCTTGTTCCGAGGTTAGTGAAAGATGGCTGCTTGACTTCTTTCTTTTCTGTAACCACTGGTTCTGGAGTTTTTTCCTTAAACATTTCGAACGAGTACTCTTTGCATAGTATTGGGCTAACAGACTCAAGAACCCCATATAGATTAGAAGAAAAACCGCAATTGTGGCATTTATATACATAGTGTCCTTTGTGCTCAAAGAAATATCCCCTTGTCTTGGACTTATTTTTCTTTGAGTCGCCACACTTAAAACATCTACATGTGGCTAGAGTTTCTTTCTTCCACTTAAATTTTTCAAGTGAACCAGAAACAAGATTTACATACTTCTTGTCAATATATAGAGTCATTTTGCGTCTTCGAAAGTCCAGCTTACCGCTTTATTTTTTTTCTTTCCGAACGCCGGGTTGAATGCCTGTCCATCATATCCTGATCCGACTCCTTCATCATCCGTGTTATTAGCATTAACAAGATTGTTGTTAGAATTGTCAACATCATAAAATTTCATCTTAGATTTATTTACACCAATTAGGAACTTACGGTTTTTTGTAGTATCGTTTCCACGATTTTTCAATTGCTTGACCATAAGTTGTCCTGCTTCTGCAAGCTCTTCATTCTCAATTAGAGCAAAGAAGAAATCTGCAGTTTGGGGAAGACCAAAACTTTCAGAAGTATCGGTCATCTCCATATCACTGCTCTTTGCGCCCTCGCGGTTGACCTGTGTAGCCGTCCACAAAGGAACATTGAACTGCTTGGCAAGACCACGAAGCTCTTCTGCAATGCCTTTAACATAAGTGTAACTGTTCATGCCATTGCCAAGTTTAAAGCGAGCGCAAGAACAGATATTCAGATAATCCACAAAAATTACATCTGGAATAAACTTTTTCTTAATCTTTAGTTCTTCCATAAGATTGCGGAAGTGAGTAACGTTGGCAGCTGCTGTTGGATATTCCTTGATGATTAGCTTTCCACGGCAAGTTTTCTTGAAATTTTCAACCTTACTTTCGTATTGATTGATTGGCATTTGTTCGAGAACGTGCATGTCCGAGTCCAGAAGATTTGCATCAATTCTTTTTGCAATTTCTTCTTCCGCCATCTCAAGAGTAATGTAAAGAACATTCATGTTTTGTGACAAACATGCTGCTGCATGATGGCAAAGGAATGCACTCTTGCCTACACCCGACGCTGCCATGACTACATTGAGCGTCTTCTTCCTAACCCCACCACGGGTGATTGTATTAAACATTTCCAAGTCAAATGGAATACGTTCTTCAACTCTGTGATAATATTCGTAGCGCTCATCCACATCTTCAAGAAAATCATGCCCGACTCTTGTATCAAATGAGACGGACAAAGCCTTTGACATAATTTCTGGAATTGCATTTTGTGTTTTCTCCTTGTCTTTGCCCTCAATAATACCAATGGATTCCATGATACCATTATAGATGGCCTTTTCTTTGCAAAACTTTTCTGTGTTCTCTACAAGCCAAATGGTGTCTGACTTCTCACCTTCCTTGTACATTTCATCGGAAATAGATACACACCTCTTAAATTCAATTTCACCCAGAGCTTTTTCATTCTCCAATGAGATGAGAATAGCATCCTTAGTTGGGATGTTATTGTACTTAAGAATAAACTTGCTCACGATGTTGAATACTGTTTTTTCACACTTATCGTGAAAGTATTCTTCCTGCAAGAAAGGAACTACTTTTCTTGCGTACTCCTCATTGAGTACCAAGTTCTTGAGAATAACTGTTTCCATTATTTTACTATACTCTTATATATTGCTTTGTCCAACATTAATCTTGGTGAACATCATCTTCAAGATCAATGGGATTTTCTAATTTTGAATTTTTTTCTATAATATCTACAAAAATTTCACCAGCAACTAGTGTAAATTCTGGAGTGTTATGATCAAAATTTTCTGGTCCATTTACAATAGAGATATCCATTGTAACCTGAACATCACCGCTATCCATTTCTTTAAGAGAAATTTTACCATAACGATAAACAATTCCTGCAAAATCTCCGGAAAGAATTTGAATAGGACATGTATCCATATCCATGTTAGATGTTTCTAAAAATTTATAATCAGGAACCTTGTCCATACTTGAAGTCCTTTTGAATTTCTGCGTCCAATCTATCTAGAACATCTTTAGTATAATACTTCTCTGGCTCTTCGTCAATATTTTTTTCAAATGCTTTTGACCCATCTGGCAATTCAATTCTTGTGGAAACCTTTTTAAAGATTTCATATTTGATTGCAAGATCCGTCAAACCGTAATAACGGCTAAGTCCACTACTATAGTTTAATCTTGTTTCTACTTGTTTATTTTCTTTTACAAATCTGTTCTTGTAATTGGTGCATTTGATGAAGTTGCCCACAACACCTTCATCTGTCTTGTCTTTTGATTTCGACAGAGTAAGAATTGTGCTTGCTGCATATTTTAAACCAATACCACCGCCAAGTTCCTTGGTTGGTACATAAGAACCAATGACTTGATATGTGTGATTAGTCAAAAGCATTGGAATGTTAGCTTTACCAAGCTTCAGTGTCAGTACACGGAAAGTTGCTTTTGTCTGCTGTGCTTTAGTCATGTCTCTGACATTCTTGCCTTCAGCAGAATCATTCATCTCTTTCTCGGTTGACAACATGCCCAAAGAGTCAAGAACCATAAACATTGGCTTGCGCTCATCTTCTGGGGTCTCAAGTACATCATTAACGATCTTGAGTGCCTGAGTCTTGAATTCTTCAATAGTTGCCACAGGAACCACTGCAATTCTGTTTGTATCAATTCCTCTTGATTCAAACATGTCGGTGGTGACTGCTTGTTCGGTATCAAAATAAATGACAACTCCTTCTGGGTTGTCTCTAAGGAATTGTGATGCGATTCCGAGTGCATAGAAGGTCTTTCCGGTTGCTGGATCACCAGCAAGACAAGAAATCTTGTTATTGGGAAGACCTCCGTAGATTGAACCAGACAAAAGGGCGTTCAATACATAAGAACCAGTGTCAATAAACCCAGTAACATCAGAACCGTCAAGGCCATCTGCAACAAGTTTAGCGTCTGGATTATTTATCTTTGTGATTAGGCTTTTTAAATATTTTGACATTTTTATTCCTTTTTGGTATTTCTCTTGTTGTAATAATAACTGCACCCCAGTCTTTCTGGGATGCCTCAATTGGTTTAACTGAATCTACGATTAGGTCACCAATGCCTTCATAAAATCTATCACCAACCATATAGCATGGCCCACCTTCAAAATCAAATAACCCATCAGCGTGGCGAGTAAACAAAGACCTGCCTTCGATTTTGTAAGATCCATCTTCAAGAAGTGTGAGTATTCTTTCATCACCATATCTAGATTTAAATTTCTTAACCATATATTAACACTCCTGATTCATTGCTTTTAGCAATTCCAGCTCTTCTTTCAACTCTTCTAATTCTTCTTTGAGTTGATTGATTACGATATTCTGTCTTTGAATTTCTCTCTTCTGTTCTTCAATGACACTATTATTTGGAAAATTTATTTCGTGGTTTGAATTAGAACTAAAAATATATTTACCATCAATAAATTCAGACTTTTTTGTACTATGCTGTTTATATTTTTTAGAAAAACTTTTCATTTTTATATTATATCTTAAACAAAGAAAGAATCAAGCGTTACCTGTTTACTTATTGACCAATTTATGGCTTGAAGAATATTGTCAAGAGGTTCTTGAAAAGTTTTTTCAAACTGTTTCTTTCGGTCAATATATTTTTCAAGTTGAAATTGCTTGGGTGGTTTGTTGATAAATCCCATGACAGCATCTCTTCCACCCATTCCATAGGGATTTGGAACTTTAACAAAGACAAACTTCATCTTGTCGTTTTCCTTGATAGATTGTACTTCTTTATCTATGTTTAGTTTCTTTGTATAAGCATTGTGTAACAATGCTGCCTTTGTAGCAATTGGAGTTCCGGTCTTGTAAATATTAGAATTGTCTTTATATTTGTTGATACCCTTGACACCCCGAGGAGCTGCGACATCCTCAATAGGCATAATCATAAACGCATCATAAAATTCATCCACATAGTCTCGCAGCTCCTCTGGGGTTTTTGTCAAGATAATACGAATACAATCTTTAAGTTTGGAACGAACAACTGCTGGTGTGCTGCTTCTTGCAGTTTCAAGACCCATGATCTTTAACTTTGGATCACCAAAACGAACTCCTTCAAGATCTTGCATAAGCAGCGCATATCGCTTTTTGGCAATAAACATTCCAGCAGAAGCAATCGCTTCGCGCTTGAAGAAGATCTTGTTCTCTGGGCAACCTAGAGTGTATGCAAGCAGTTCCATCTCTTTTTTGAATTCAGGTTGTATCTTCTGCTCACAGACTTGATTGATGAACTCGGTGATATCTGCAATCTTTGTTTTCTTGGAGATTTGCTCCACTATTGGATCAAGATTCAAGTATACGGAATCAGTGTCAACTGCAATGACGTAATCACTATTTGTTTTAGTGATTCTTTGAATATACTCATTCATGCAGTTTTCTGCTTTACGAATAATAACTTGCCCGGTTACCGTTACAGCTGTTGCCAGATGTGGTGCAGAATAGACAAATGCGGGATTGCCCAAACAACCGTAGAGACTGTTTGCAAGAATTTTTTTAACTGACTGACGAATTTTGAGTGCGGCAATGCGTGGCAACAGATCTTGATTCTTTGATGCCTCATACTCCCTCTCAAGATCAATCATCTTAGACTTTGCTTCTTTTCTTTGATTGAATGTTTTTTCAATAAGAACGGGTATAAATCCCTTTACATTACGTGTAAACATTGAACCATTACAGGCAAGGCAGCATGATCTGCTTTCAGCATCCTCAATAATATCTGGGATACTGGTTCTTTTGTTTTTCAGAAAATCATCAGCATTGAGTGAAGAATCACTGTTTTCACAAGTTTCTGGTGAAATATTCCACTGCATAATAATACTGGGATACAGGCTTGTGGCATCAAAGCTTACAATGTTCTTGTAAAGCCCCGGAGTTACATCTTTGACGTATGCGCCAACAAACTGATCGTCTTTGGCGTAACTTCGCTTCAGTGGTGGAATTATACTTTGCTTGAATAGATAATCACAGCAAATGGTTTCCCAAATACGTGTTGCAAAGAAAACTGTATCGAATGTTATCTTGGCTTCATATGCAATAGAAACTGCAAGGTCGATCAGTCTGAGCTTATTGTCAAGCTGTTCAACCAAGACTGCATCTTGGACGTTATACTCCGCAAACTTTTGAAAATCATTGCGGTAAAACTCCCGAAGAGACCCATACTCACTGTAATCAAGTTTTTGAGCATCCAGTTCCGCCTTTGCAATAAAATTTAGAGCGTAACTTTCTTGACTCGTTCCAGAGAACTTTTTGTACAGATCCATGTAATCTAGAATCGTATATCCAGGAAATTCATAGATCTTGTAGACCTTTCCTCCGATATCCGTTTCCCGCATCTTCATCAAACCAAAAGGCAACCACTCCTGAATCTCCTTCTCGTCAAAGAAGAGTTTAGCCCTACCTATTATATAGGGCATATCGAAGAGTTTAATATTCCACCCAGAAATGATGTCTACATCTTCCTTTGCCAAAACCTCAAAGGTTTTCTTGATGAGTTCCTTTTCTGAACTTGTAAGTATTACTTTACAGTTTGGAAGATCAACTGGCTTCGAAGTTATGACATAGGTGGCACCATCAACCCGAATGCTCATCAGGTTGATTTTTTCATTTGGGTTGTCCAAATCAGGAAACCCATCTTCGCTCTCACATTCCAAGTCTAGGTATGCGACTTTGATCTTGGAAAGATCGTATTCCACCTCAGCCTCATAAGTCTCCATGAGATATTGAGTGAGAAAATCAGTGTTTCCATAAATCGGGCAATCATCTAAATCCCTGTATTGGTCAAGAAACTGTCTGCAATCATAAAGAGTGTCAAAGATCATACGCTTGACCTTGACACCATTCAACGATCTATACTTGCTGTCTTTATCTGTTTTGATGTACAGAGAAGGTTTAAACGCAACGGTGTCCGTAAACCGAACACCATTGCGATAACCTCGGACAAGTATCTTGTTGCCCTTTAGAGCGCAGGCAGTGTAAAATTTCATTTCTTTGCGTCTTTGTCCTTAAGCAATCCAGCAAGAATAACGCTGTAATTGATAATGTCAACGATTGCGTCATAAACGCTCTCGTTTTTCAAACAAAGTTCTCCACGGTTCAAATAAGTGGAGATTCTTGACATTTTATCCGTCATTCGGATAAGAACACCAAGTTCTGCGGTAGAAAACCCAAGATATTCCGCTCGGCGGAAGTTCATAAATGGATCAGAAGTAGAAGCATAGTCATTGTTCTTCTTTTCCATCAATTCCTTGGCTTCTTGGCAAATTTTTGTGTGTAATGCGAATAATTCTTCTCTAGTCATGGTTATTCATTATAACACCTTCTAACGGAGTGTCAAGAATATAAATATTAAGACATACTGGAGTTTGCAAAGATGTACCTATCCCTGATCGACCCCATTAAAGTAATAGAAGGAATTTCTCTCGCAGTCATGGGAATTTTGGGCATTGGATGGGGTATTGCAAAATTTTGGAAGTCTAAAGAAAAAACAGATAACTTTATAGCAATTCATACAGAAATTCATGAATTGCTTACTGAACTTCGTTTGAGTGCTGGTAGCATGAGAGCCACCGTGCTTCAATTCCATAATGGGGAATACTTTATGGATGGTATATCCATGAGAAAATTTTCAATCACTCACGAATCTTCTCACCGTGGTTATATTTCTCAAGCCGTAAAATTTAAAAATGTTCTTTGTTCATTGTACATTCCTCTTTTAAACAGAATTCTCGAAGATAAAGCAATAATTTATTCTGTTGAAGCAATGTCGGAAAGTTATGCAAAACATTTCTTTGAAGATGAAAACATTTCTCAGTATGCATGTCTACCATTAAAAAATAAAGCAGTAAATGTTGGTTTTGTACTAATCCAGTGGCATGAAGATTTTAAACCAAATATGGACAAAGAACATGCCATGATGGAACATTTCAAAACTATAAAAGATTCTATAGAACTTCAACTTTCATATCAGAGGAACTAATATGCCTACAGAATTAATATCTTTACTAGGTGGAGGGGTTACGGGATTCCTGTTCCGTTATTGGGCCCAAAGAGCCCAAGACCAAAAAGACATGTTTAAAATGGCTATTGAGGCCAACAAACAAACAACAGATAACCAAGATAAAGCAGCCCAACGAGTGCCACTTGACGTAGGCAAAGGAGTAAGACAGTTAATAGTTCTAGCATGCCTTTTTGCAGTCGTTGCAGCACCATTTGTTCTTCCATTCTTTGGAATTTCAACATTCGCAGAGTTTACTCAAAAGCAACCTGAAAGTTTCTTTGGTTTGATTCCAGAAACAACTCGTAAATATTTCGTGGAGATTCCCGGATATTTATTTGCTGAAGAGAATCGTCAAGTTCTATTAGCGGTCGTAGGATTCTACTTCGGCACAGCAGCAGGGGGAAATAAATCATGAAATATCTTTTAGCACTACTTTTTTTGGCCTCCTGCACAACTCCGCAAATTGTTTCTCCTTTGGACAAACAAGGAAACCCAATTCATAGCGTATTAAAAGAACCATTTTTTGGAACTCCAAGCCAAGCCTCTGAATGGAGTTTCTGGTACGTTATAATTTGTGCAGTTGTATTCTGGTTTGCTTGGAAAGAATTTAAATCAATTAAATGGCCAAAGAAGAAATCAGAATCTTCCGGTACTTCCGAACCCACCGACTCGGTTTGATTTTTGGGTGGGAAGTTCCCAAGTTTCTTCGATCTCTGCCTGCTCATAACGAACTAGTTCACCTTGAGCGATTCTATCGCCATGATAAATTTTCATAATTTCATCTGAAGTATTCAGAACAATGATTTGAGTTTCATTGACATAATCTTCGTCAATTACTCCTTCACAATTTGCCAAGACCAAACCATACTTCAGTGCCATACCAGATCTTGGATGAAGTCTTATTGAATATCCTTCTGGAATATCAAAGATCAATCCCGTTGGAATAAGAGCCCTTTCTTGCGGTACAATTGTGATGTAATTTTTACCATTTTCTCCATCATGCTGAACATCATAATCTTTTTGCGTCTTGCCTGCCCAGATTCTTACAGTTGAAGCGGCTGGAAGATAAGCAGATAGATCAAAGCAGGCTGCTCTGCGAGTTTGATAATTTGGAATCTGTGCGTCCGGAAAGATCTTATATACTTTTAGCATACGGATATTATACTACAAAAAAGTTAAAAGTCAACTGGATCTACTTCTTCAAATAATGTCGAAACCAAATGGGGAAATCTAATGGCATTATATATCAGTTGCTCCCTGAAACTCTCCATTTAAAATTGACTTCAAAAACAGGTATCCTGCCTTCACCTCGTTCATGTTTTCGGCATCAATCACAGCAGGAGCAAACTGAGTGGCATAGTCTGATACCGCAACGGTTCTGCTGTCCAAAGGAATCTTTCCGTCTTCTCTGGCTTGCTGAGACACATACCCGTCTACTGTGATTGAGCCTGTGCCCTCGGTATGGTTCAAGGTAAGGGAACGAATCTTCCAATACTGCGAATAGGTTCCCGTTGGGTGCTGTATGATTTGCTGTAGTGCCATTAGGTTGACTCCAATACCGATACGATGATATCAAGTCCCGCAGTGAATCCTGCTGTAACTTTGAGACAGTCTCCTGTTACGAGTGGAATTGGTGCATCAAGTGCTTGGTATGTTGATTGAATTGGAACTGCTGCTGCACGAACAATGTAGTAACCTGTTGCTCCCTTGAACAACTGAACAGATACACTATTGGCTATTGTGGTGTTACTGTTGGCAACATGAATAGCATTCACTATTGCAGTTCCTGTGATTCCTGCATAGATTGTTGTGGCTGCTGTGACACCGACTGAAGTTGCGTAATTTGTGTATATGTCTGGCATACGATGTTCCTTCTATGATATTTATGGTGTTGATGCTTGTGTTGGCGGCGTAAAGTTGGCTGTGTATCTGGCAAATCCTTTGGTAATTCGAAGTTCGTCAATATAACCATTGAAACTTCTCGCACCACCCGGAAAAAATTGATAGCCACCGACTCGTAATGAGGTTCCAGAACGAATGGAATTGGACGATGTTGTTGACCCAATTTGTGTGCCGTTGTAAAATAAACGAACTGTGCTTCCTGAACGACAAACAGCAATATGATGCCAAGTGTTTATTGTGGGAACCTGAGTACTAGATACAACAGTATTCCAAGCATTTGTGCTAGATCCATAAAAATTCAATGTGTTATTGGTTTCGGCAATCAAAGCCCAACCTGTTTGATCTGTACTTATTGCTGAACCAATAAGACCCTGATAGCCCACATTGTTCGCATTAAACCACCACCAACCCTCAATTGTAAAATCACCAGAATATTCAAAGTTGGTCATTTGAGTATCGATTAGACCAAAATCTCCTGTGCCATCTAGCAGCAAAGACGATCCGCCAAACTTACTTTGTGCGGTGCTGATTTTTGCATCACCTTGAGGAGTTACGGTTACTTGTGATGAACTACTATCGGTAATTGTGGTGCTGTTGTTGGCTCCATCGCAATGCAGCAAAAGAGTAACAAAACCGTAATACTCATCACTTGAGGTAAAGAACGTCCCTAAATCCCGCTCAATGTAGTGCTTCAGAGCAGGAATGGTTCCCGCTCTGGTGCGGCGTTGGTCTGTGTTGCCGCAGTATCCTGAATTGAGTCGCCATCTTCTCATGATAAGAACCACCCTCTTTTGAAGTCCGTGATGTATTGAACTGCTCCTGTGAGTCCGTTGACGGAAGTTACAGATCCACCTCCTCCTGCTGGAGTTGCCCAAGTAATTCCGCTTCCCGTAGACGTTAATACTTGATTGTTGGAACCTTGTGTTCCGTTTATCAATAAAGTGTTTGTAAGATTTACAGGTCCAGTAAATGTTGCACCAGAAGCACTGATACCAGCATTGAATCTTGTGAGTGCGCTAAAGGTTCCTCCTGCTGAACTGATTCCATTGGTTGCATTTAATAGTCCACTAACAGATACGGGTGAGCCAGTTAAAGTTAGTGGAGATCCTACTGCGTTAACATCTATTAAACCACTACTGTTATCAATTACAATTTTACAGCCATTAGTGATGTAATCAACATCTCCCAAAGAAAGAATGTTTGCTTCGCAGCGCAGTGTTAAATCACCATTAGCAGTTATGATTCCAGCGTCCGTTATTTCAGTAAAAGACCCACCAGATGCAGTAGATGCAACTCTGAAGACAGGGGCAGTCAGTTGTCCCGTACTTGGAATAATAGAAACTCTCGGTGCAACTGTATCTGCTCTTGCAACAGTACTAGTTGTGGATGTGCATAAAACTGGAAACAATTCTGAAGAAGAACTGCTTGCATTTATGATTATACCTGTGGCGTTTCCGCTCAAACCACCAATAAAAGTTGTTCCTGTGACAGTGCCTGTAAAAGTTGCAGTGGAACCCTGTAAAGATCCCGCGAGAGTCATTCCACCAGAAGCACTTAAACCACTCGGCAATCTCAATAAGCCATAAATGGTTGCGGAGGTTTGTGCAGTTGCACCGATGACTGCTGTATTGGAGCCTAAACCAACGGCTAGAGTACCAATTACAATCTCGTTGGTTTGTGCATTTGCAGATCCACGGGCATCGTAACCAATGTAAATTCCACCAGTTGCTGATGTAAGAGAAGTGGCAGCCGAACCACGTCTTCTTCCAGCAAATGATCCGATTGCAATGTTTTGAGATCCAGACGAAATGTTTCCTAGAGAAAAATTACCTATTGCAGTACTATCAGAATTGGATTCGGCATTACCCAATGCACTAGATCCTATTCCCACAATATTATTTCCGCCATTATTTGCATAAAGCGCACTTTCACCAATTGCCACATTATTATTACCAGCATTGGAACCAATAGCCATTGCGTCATAACCAATTGCCACATTAGCATCACCACCAGTTGCTGATGAAAGTGCACCAGCACCAATTGCCGTGTTGAAAGCACCGCTTTGCATTAATGCTAGTGCATCTCGTCCTATTGCAGTACTGTAATAATCTGAATTTGGTCCATGACCAATTCTCAAACTATTTACAAAAATATCATTGGCGAAGGTTACTCCACCAGATGCAGAAATTCCTGATGTAAAGGATTGAAGGGCAACAAAGGTATTTGCGGTTCCTGTGGTTACTCCGGTTACTGCACCCGTCAAACCATTAAACGAACTTACAACACTCTTTGTAAGAGCAACAGTTCCAGTATCATCCGGAAGAGTTATTGTTTGATCGACTGTGCTTGATGCAGTTAGTCTTGTAGTGTTGTTGCTCGGAAATCCAAGTTGTTGAAGTTTTATTGCACCAGAATCAAAAATTACATCAGCACCACCCGGTCCTTGAATTGATGGTGTTCTGACAAATGCCGAACTAATACCCGCTGTAAATCTTGTGAGTTCGTTGAAAGTTCCACCAGCAGCACTGATACCATTTGTAAAACTCTGAAGTGGTCCAAATGTATTTGCGATTCCTGTTGTTACACCTGTAACTGCACCAGTAAGACCATTAAAACTCAAAACACCGATGTTAGTGAATGTTAACGTGTTTCCAGAAACACTTAGACCGATTCCAGAGCCATTGGTAAGCCCTACTGCTCCGGTTAGACCCCTCAAAGAAATTACATAATCACCAACGGGACCCGTGGCTCCTGTTGCTCCTGTTGCTCCGGTGTTTCCCTGAGGACCAGTTGCTCCTGTTGCTCCAGTGTTTCCCTGAGGACCAGTTGCTCCTGTTGCTCCAGTGTTTCCCTGAGGACCAGTTGCTCCAGTGGCTCCTGTTGAACCAGTTGCTCCTGTTGCTCCGGTGTTTCCCTGAGGACCAGTTGCTCCAGTGGCTCCTGTTGAACCAGTTGCTCCTGTTGCTCCGGTGTTTCCCTGAGGACCAGTTGCTCCTGTTGCTCCAGTGTTTCCCTGAGGACCTGTGGCACCAGTGGCACCAGTTGGTCCAGTGTTTCCTACAGTTCCGGAAAATTGAAGCTGCCACGCAGATCCATTGAATATCCACACCGAACCCGCAAAGGTGTAGGTTTGATTTAGTACGGGGGATGTTGGGAAATCTAATGGCATTTTAATTTCACCAGAACTTTAAGGTTCTCCACATTTCCTGACCAGTGTGACGCATGATGTACAGATACTTAAGTCCATCTACAGTAGTTACAACTTCCATACGATTTCCTATAACTGCCGTAGAATGTGCATATGGGGTTGTTCCAGACGCATGAATTTCAAAAGTTGTAAAATCTAATTGATAAATACGACCCGTTGCATCTTTAGTAAAGAAATATGAGTCATTACCATCATAAGCATACATCGAACCTGTTGTCAGAGTTGCTGCCATTGGACTATAGAATGGTGAAACATCCCATGTGCCAGTTGGGATATCATAAAGATCCAATATATTGGAACCACCACCACGGGAAGAAATAAGCCATCTACCTTTAGTATTCGAATTCGTTAGATTAAACAACCATCTAAAATCTATTCCAGTGCTTCTAGCAGGCACTTCATAAATTTCATAAAAACTACCGTTATCACCTGATGCATTCGTAGTAATGCTTGCTGCCAGAGTTATTACGGTGCCTGTATGTGAGTTAATTGATGTCTCAGAACCCGTTCCTAAACCAGCAACAATGCGAATACGTTTACCAATAAGAGAGTTTGATTGCCAGTTTTTATTTGCATCTGTCAAAGTTGATGTTCCGGCACTGGTTACTACACCAAATGAATCTAAAATTTCATACTTTGAAGTGGCATCTGGTGTTGCAACAACCCACGAAGCAACCGTAAGTGCTGTTGCAGAATTTGAGGTTATTACAGATTCGTTGCCAGTTCCTGTTCCACAAACAATACGAACACGACAGTTAATCCATTGATTTGGAATCCAAGATTTGGAAGAATCCACCAATGTTGTCGAAGTTCCAGATGTAGCCCAACCAAATGGACTTTGTGCTGGAATTTTAGTTGTACACATAGCACCAAATCCACGTGGCTCCTGAATTACATATCTAGAAGTACCGTTTGTTGATGCAGTTATTGCCGAACCCAACACAGTAATTGATGTTGCTGTATTTGAAGCAATTTTTCTTGCTACAGGCAATGTAGGTGAAGCTCCAGCAGTCAATATGTAAAGTATTTTTCCAGTAAGTTCGTTTGTATTCCAATTTTGCGACGCATCTACCAATGTTGATGTAGACTGTGATAATGCTGCCGTGGGTGATGCTGTTGCAGAAGGAGCAGCGATTGAGAATGTCGTTAAAGAAGATGTTCCTATTACCTGAAATGTATTATTAAATGTAGTATCCGTGGTACAACCAGCAATTGTTACGAATTCATTATGTTTAAAGTCATGATTTACTCCAGCTGCAGTTGTGACGTTTCCAACTTTTCCTGTAGTAATGTTCAACACCAAACCAGTTCCTGCGCCACCAGATACTGAACTAGTTGCAGCCGCAGCATAGCTTGTTCCAGAAGCAGCAAGTTGTACTGATGTTACAGCTCCATTTCCAGTGATGCCTGTAACGTATGCCTGAGCGTTGCTTCCTGTAGTTGTAAGTGTGACCAAATCACCTATGGCGTATGTTCCTCCGGCAGTGTTTACGGAAACACTCAGCACCCCAGTAGCATTAAAAACGATACCAGAAATTGCGTATCCTTCGTGTGGAGCCTCATAACCAGTTCCACCAAATGGAGTTGCGGAAATGTTTCTTGCTACACCTGTGTCTGTAATATTTCCGTTTGCCCATAAATCTTTTTCAATTGAATATTGCCAAATTGCAGAACTTGCGTTTCCAGCTACCCAAAGTTTATCTGTATCTCCATATACCGCATATTGTGATGTGTTGTCTGGAGTTACACCCCATTTTTGATCGATAAAGAAAGTATTGTTGGTATTTCCGACAATTCTTCTTCTTTGTCCAATTCCTGTTCCTGACGTAATACGAATTTGGTGGTTTGCCCATCTATCGTATTCCATAGTTACGCCAGTATTGGTTAAACTATAAGCAGCAGCGGTTGTTCCTGTTAGTCCAGATACAAATGCGCCAGCAACTTCTCCAGTACGATCTATTGCAAAATCTGTGCCGTATTGTGTCCCTATATGGCCACCGATTGCTGTCTTGGTTTGCCAAGTGTCCGATAAAATATCGTAAAATTGCAGTGAAGAAAAAGGTGCTGATGATTGCCCTGAAAACAGCCAAAGACCACCACCCAAAATTTGATAAATTGAAGATTCGTCAGGTGTAACAGTCCAAGGAGTATTAACTGTTACAACCGTAGATTCGATAACATAATGGGTATTTGCGTTAGCTGTTGTAACTGGTAGTAGATATGGAGTTCCAGTTACGTTTGGCCAACCTGTATTATTAAAAGAATCTACTGCTTGATGGTTTGTATCAGAGAAATATAAAGTAGTGGTATCATTATACAAAACTCTTCTTATTTGTCCTTGACCTTGACCAAAACTTAATCTGCATTGATAACCATCCCATTGATTTACTCTCCATTTTTTGGTGCTATCTGCTATAGAAGCTGACGCAGCAGTTGTTACAACTCCAAAATCCGCAGTAACTGAATCGGCAACACTTGTTATAGTGCGTTCTTGGCCTGCACCTCTTCCAGCAATAATTCTTATTGTTAATTCATCCGAAAGTTCAGAATATTTTCCAAATCCTGCAATTGTTATTGTGTTGGATGTTGCTGCAATTGTATGGCCGCGATAACCTGAATATTTTGAATACTTTAGAGCAGCAGTTGTTGATGGAGCGATATTTGGTGGTGCTACTTCCTGCCAAGAATCGGAATAGGTATCATATCGCCACATTGCTTGGCCGATGACATAGTAGAAATATCTTGCCTTGTCATCACTTGAAGCCAATGCAGAGGTTGCAGAGGTTGCTGTAGGAGCAAAACGCATCCATTCGAATACTGGTTGATCAACTTGTGGTTTTAAAAGATTTGTTACTGGCATAATATTTTCCTATTAAGTGAATGATAATTTAGAACGAATTGCTTGAGCATAACAAGCTTGAGCGTCATTGGCTACACGCCATAACTGGTGAAGTGGGCCTTCCATGATTGATGCCGTAGGTACACTACCCAAAGAATATGGATTCGTTGATGTCGCTGGCATATTTTGATTTCCTGTTCCATTATTGACTGCTACTCCTCCCGAAACCGAAACTGTTCCTGAAACAGGAATAGAGGCGTTAACTTCGGTTGGTGCTGCCAAATTGGTTCCGACTGCTTCTATTACGACCTTTTGGCGTAGACGGGAATCAACAACAGCATTGCTTTCCAAAAGTTTGTTCATGCGGCGAAGAAGTGTTGCTAGGCTTTCTTCATAACTCTCAACATCAATGTAAATTTGC